CGGCCTGGCCGCGCCGGACCCGTACGGACAGCAGGTCGCTTTCGCCGGCCGAGTCGACGCCGGCACGGGCGAGGTTCTTCCAGTCGCTGGCCTTGCGCGGGTCGTAGATCCGCTCGTCGGCGATGACGTAGAGGCGGACGCCGCGCTCGCGGCACGAGTCGAGCAGCGAGGACCAGGTGGTGAGGGTGCGGTCGCCGCGCGAGGCTTCCCACAGGATGAGGATGTCGAGGCGGCCGGCGGCGATGTCGGCGAGGACGCGGGTCCAGGCTTCGCGGCTCTTGGCGGCGTACCGGCTGGCCGAGCTTCCGTCCTCGTACTCGCCTGCGATGGTCCAGCCCTCGTCGGCTGCGACCTGGCGGCCGGCCTGGATCTGCTCGGCGATCGACTTCGCTTTGTTCCTAGACTGCCTGCCGTAGATGACCGCTCGGGGTGCCTGGACCGTCATGCACGGAGCATACCGTCTCGGTACGGGTTTGCAGACAGAGCCGGACCGAGACTGTCAGGCGGGCCGGATGTGCAGCGCGGTCCGGTCGGCCGGGTACACCCGCGTACCGCCCTTGCCCTCGACGACGAGCACCGGCACGCCCTCGCCGATCCCGTGCTCGCGCCGCTCGGCCGGCGTGGGCATCCTGGCCCGTACCGTGCCCGCCTTGACGTCGACGACGGTCTCCTCGGGACGCTCGCGTACGCGGGTCGGCCGCGGCGGGTCGACGACGATCAGCCCCTCGGCGCGCAGCGTCAGCACCACCCGGCGCACGGTGGTGCGGGACACCCCGTGCTCCTGCGCCAGGCGCTCCTCGCCGGGGAAGACCTGACCGGGTGCCAGCTCCCCGCTGGCGATCTCGGCGCGCAAGCCGTCGGCGAGCTGCCGCCAGACGGGTACACCCGATTCCCGGTCAATGTCCACACCCGTGACGGTACGAATGGACGGTTGTACGGACGGTTGTAGTACGGGTGCACCCGTACTACATTCCATCTCGGGCGCGGCAACCGGTGGAGCAGGGAGTCGAGGGGGCTTGAAGCCGGCGGTTGTCGTGCCCATCCAGACCCCCTGGTGTCGGTGCTTCGATTGCCATCACGTGCCGGGTACCGCGCCAGGGCTGCAAGACGGCCTTCGGCAATGCCCCTGCCTCGTCCGCGAGGCGCGGCCGGAGGTCTCCCGGCGCCGGACGTGGGCGACTGTGCTCCCACAAGCCGCTGTCCACCCCGGCGCCGGGGCTCCCAGCAGCCGCCGGCGTTGTTTCGTAACGCTGCGGGCCGGCAACGCCGGCGGCCCCCCTCTACGCCAAGCAGCGGAGGCGACGTGGAAGAGCCGGTACCGGCCGAGATCGTGGCGCTCGGCTCCCTGGACATGCGGGAGCTGCGCGCGTCGATCGTCGACGAGGATGGGGACCTGGTCCTGAGGATGCACGACGGTGACGTGTCCGTGGACTTCGAGCCGGGCGCCGGCGGGTCGATCGAGCAGGCGATCCTCGGCGCCGAGCGGCTCGGGTCCACGGCGCTGGCGTACGCGGAGCTCCTGCGACGGCTAGCGCAGCAGGGCCAGTACCAGCGACGCGAGCGACACCAGCACCGCCAGGCTCGGTAGCGGCCAGCGCGCCCGTTCCAGCGCGCGGAGCCGGGCCTCGTGGTCGACGACGTCCTTGGTGGTCTCGTCCTCGCGGGCGACGAGCCGGTCCACGGACGCGCGGAGGCGGACCAGCTCGGCGAAGATCTCGGGCAGGCCGATCACGACGTACGGCTGTTGCGGGTCCATCACGTCAACGCTGCCGCGCTCGCAGCCAGGTTGGGCAGATCGGCGACCGCGCCGACGTCGTAGGCCACGATCCGCGCCGGGAACCCGCCGTCGCCGTAGATGGTGTTCGCCGCCGCGCCGGTGGACCGGGTGACCGTGAGCCCGAGGTGGACGCCGGTCAGGTCCGCGCCGGTGGAGTTTTTCACGAACGACTGGAACAGCTTGGTCGTCGCGCCGCTGCCGCTGGTGCCCTGCGTCTCGAACAGCGCCGCACCCAACACCGTCGCGGTCGTCGAGTTGACGGCCTGCCGGATCTGGACCGTGATCCGCTCGATCGTGGCGAACGCCGCGGCCGCCGAGTAGACGGCCACCTGCACGTCGAGGCGGTAGATCCGGCCATCCCGGAACGTGAACGCACTGTCCCCGGTCCACGACGCGAGCGCCGCCTCGGAACCCGACGACGACGCGAGCGCCCCGGCCGTCGAGTACGACCCCTCGATGGCGTGTTCCTCCAGCAGCTCGATCGCGTCGAGGATCATCTCCCACTGCTCGCCGCGCGGGTACGAACCCGGTGGTGCTTCGGCGGCGGCCCGGTCCAGGCCCATCGTCTACCTCCTACAGTCCGAGGACGCCCAGGCGCCAGCCGTTGACGGCTTCGCCGGCCGCGATGCTCGTCGAGACACCGTTGACGCCGCGCTCCACCGTCGCCGTCTGCAGCGGTCGCAGCGCCACCGTGGTCGCCCTGGAGATCGCCGCCGCCCCGCCGGTCACCACGAGCGACCCGGCCGCGATGTCGGTGGCGGAGGTCTGGATGTCGTAGTAGGCGGCGATGCCCTGGTCGTCACCGGTGGTGGTGGCGTTGTCCATAATCTCGGCGTCCATCGAGCCTGGCGTCGCCACCGAGGTCCAGTCGTCCTGTTTCCAGGCGAGCACGAACGCCACGCAGTTGTCCCGCCGCACCGTGAGCGCCGGGAAGGCGATGTTCGCTGCGCTGCCGTTCAGCAGCGTGTTCGGGCTCACCGCGCTGCGCTGGTACTTCCCGTCGTCCAGTTCCAGCGATACCCCGGACATGCCCCACAGCCGAGCCGAGGTGTCGGCGTTCGCGACGCCGTCGGTGAAGGTGATCTCCGGGTCGCTGTCGCCGGTCACGTGGTACTTCCCGAAGAACCGCACGTTGCCGAACAGCGCGAGGTTGGTGTACCCGGCCGGCAGGTCCGGCACGCCGGTACCGGAGTTGCGGATCGCCGCCCAGCCGAGGATGACCTGCCCGACGTCCGGGGTCATGCCGGCCGGCAGGCCCGGCGTCACGCTGGCGTTGTTGCCGTGCGCCACGGTGCCGGCCGCGATGTACGCCGGCGTGTCGGTGGTCAGCGCCGTGACCTTCATTGCGTTGCCGAACGCCTGCAGGTAGTACGGCTCCGCGGTCGTCGACCATTCCTTCCCGACCGACGTCGCCAGCTTGAGGCTGGTGCCGTTCGAGGCGACCGCCGCGGCGAGCGTGCTTCCGCCTGAGTCCATCTGCCACACCTCCAAGGGCCAGCCCGGCCGCAGGTTCCACGTGATCGAGCGCGTGTGTGTGCCGATGACCTCGGTACGGCCCTGCACGTTGGCCGCGTACTGGCCGGGTGGCAGCCACGCCGGTAGCCCGTCGAGGCGGAGCTGGTCGCCGGGTTCGAGCTCGGCGAGCTGCGCGGCGAGCGTCGGGTCGGCCACGATGTCGGGCGAGGCGAACTCGACGGTCAGCGACGGGTAGCGCAACTCGTCCCACGTGCCGAGGTGCCGCAGCCAGTCGGCCAGGTGCTGGAGCTGGTCGTCGGCCGCCACGTTGCCGTCGACCTCGCCCCGGTCGTAGGTGCCGACGCCGTCCGGCGGTTCGCCGGTGGACAGGGTGTGCTGCGGGTCGACGACGTCCTCGGCGCGCAGCACGGAGCGGGCGGATGAGCCGGTCGAGCGCGACACCGTGACGTCGTTGTGCGTGAACGTGTTGTCCTCGGTCGGCTCCAGCGGCGGCGCGATGTGCCCGGCCGAGTAGTCCAGCAGCGGCCCGTACTGGTTGTACAGCGACACCCGCGTGCGGTAGGTCAGGCCGAGCGCGGTGCGGGTCTCGTACAGCCGGCCCTGGTCGGCGACCGCGCACAGCTCAAGGTTGCCGGCGAGGGTGTCGATGGTCTGCGGCCCCATCGCCGCGGTGTCGTCGAGATCGCCGACTGCGACGAACGCGACGCCCTCCTCGGTCAGCAGCCGCTCGATGCGCCGCCCGGCCGTTTCGCCGCTGTACCCGGTCGCGGCCTGGTAGCGGTCGGCCGGGTCGCTGTCGTTGTTGTACACGGCCAGGTTCGCCACGGACATGCTGGTGAAGTTCTCCACCGCCCCGTCGACGTCATCGCCGGGCACGCGCACGGTCGTGATCCGCCCGATCGTGCCGGCGGTCGACGCGTCGGTGGCGACCTCCTCGCCGTCGATCCACAGCGCGGCCGAGAACGTACCGGCCCCCTGCTCCAGCCTGACGGTCAGGTAGTGCCAGTCGCCGTCAACGATCTGCTGCACGACGCTGAGGAACACCGCTGTGTTCGTGCTCGCGTCGTACAGGAACACGTTGACGCTCGGCGTGAAGAACCCGTTGTCATGCAACAGGTTCACCTTGCCCCAGGACAGCGCCGAGGACTCGGTGAGGTGGAAGCTGATCGCGGTCATCTGGTCGTTGACGCCATCGGCGTGCGGCTCCGCACGGACCGCGAAGTCGAGCTGCCAGAACGACGCGTCGGTGTACGACACCGGCCCGACGAGCTGCCCGGTGTACTCGCCGTCGACGTCGAGGAGCTCCGGTTGCCGGGACTGGCCGAGCGGACCGGCGAGCGCCGCGAAGTCCATCGACCCGGCCAGCGTCATCGGACGGCCGCCCGGTACGAGGTTGACCGCGCTGGTCGAGTCCGCGCCATCTGACAGCGGCCAGAACGCGACCGCCCCCTCGGTGAGCGCGGTGCGCTCGATCGCCGGCCGCAGTGCACGGGCGCCTTCGGTGAGCCTGCGCAGGATGCCGGCCGCGCGGATCGGGGTGCGGACCTTCGCGTCGCCCAGCTCCCAGCGCGGGTTCCACTCCGGGATCTCCTGCACGCACCGGACGTCGCCGTCGACGGCGACACGCACCGGCAGGTTGCGGCCCAGCTTGCGGTAGAACGGCGAGCCGGGTACGCGGTTGGACCAGCGGCCCGCCTTGTCCGGGTCGTACAGCGAGAGCCGGCACGAGCCCGGCGAGGACAGCACCGACTGGGAGTCCGCGCCGTCGGTGATGGTGATCGGGTCGTCGGCGAGCACGTACCCGCCGGCGGTCACATCGGTCCAGGCGCCGTCGATGTAGAACTCGACCGTCCTAGCCATCGTGACCACCACCACGAGCGCCAGGATGCCTGCCGCGCAACGCTTCCACAGCTCACCTGCCGAATGCCGCTTGGACATTGCCGCCGCCCTCGATCTGCACGATCCGCTTGAGGCGCTCAATCTCTGCGCGGTCGTCGCTGGCGAACCGAAGCGTGATGACCTGGCCGCCACCGCCACCGGTCGGGGTGACCCGCTCCCCGGCGCGCAGCACGGCGAGGGTCTCCGCACCCATGGCGCCGGGCACGATGCCGCCGGTGTGGTACGTGGGCAGCTTCGGCGCGTTGAAGCTGTTGCCGCCGAGGCCGGGCACCCAACCGGGGATCGAGAACGACAGCTTGCCCACCGTGGCGTTCCAGGCCCGCGCGACGCCGTTGAACGCGGCCCGGAAGGCGCCCTCGACAGCCCGCGCCGCGCTCATGATGGCGTCCTTCGTCCCGTTGATCATGTTGACGGTCTTCAGGTACTCCTTGGACAGGAACCCCATCGCGTTGCCGAACGTCACGAGCGAGACCTCGATGGTCGTCAGCAGGTGGTCGAAGAACTTCGTCGCCCCCGGCCCGCCCTCGGAGATCAGCGCGAACATCTTGCCGATCGCGTCGCCGAGTTTCGGTCCGTGCTCGGCGAGTTTCTCGAACAGCGGCACCGACGCGACGGCCGCTTTCTCGATGCCTGGCAACGCGCGTTCGGCCATCTCGGCGAGTGCCGGCGCGAGCTTGTCGATGACCGGTGCGAGGGTTGCGCCCATCCGGTTGAGGCTCGGCGCCATCCGCTCCAGCGAGTCACCGAAGGTGTCGGCCGCCCGGATCAACGGCGCCTTGAACGGGTCACCGAATCCGGCGGTCGCCTTGTTCGTCCGGTCGCCGAAGGTCTTCCACGCCGCCTGTACGGCCGGGTCCTTCGCGGCCGCCCTGATGCCGGCGGCAAGCACGCCACCACCGACCGCGAGGAGGATGCCGGACGTGACGGCCGCACCCATCGCGGACGCCACGGTCGCGCCGACCGCCGCGCCGACGCCGAGCGCGACGCCCTGAACCTGTTGCGGTACCGCCTTGAGCGCCATGCTGGTCGCGTTGCCGAATTGCGCGAAAATCGTCTCGGGCAGCTTCTTCGCCGTCCGCTTGCCGAGCTCGTCGAAGTCGTCGCCCATCCGCCGCGTGGTCGCCCGTACCTTCGCCGCGGCCCGGTCGAGGTTGCGGGTGTCGCCGGCAAACGTCAGGACGACCTGGTTCTTGGCCATCAGGTCACCGCCAGCCCGGCCCGGCGAGCAGCCTTGGCGAGACGGTCGGCGAGGACGTCGACGAACTCGTCCTCGTGGTCGTAGTACGCCTTGTAGAGGTAGCGGCCCTCTTTGAGGAACGCGCGCCGGGTGGCCTTGCGCCGGCCGACCCGGCCGCCGAAGTCGAGCCACGGGTAGTACGGGGCCTTGCGACCGCCGGCGGCCACCCGCACGCTCGTGCGCGTCGAGCGCGCCTTGAGGCTCGCGGCGGCCCGGCCCGAGCGCTTCGGCACCTTCGGGCGGGCGCGGCGGACCACCACGTCAGCGACGTCGTTGAGGGCCAGCCGCAGCCCCTTGGGAGCGGTCGCGTCGAGCCGCTTGAGGTTGCGGTTGAACTCCTTGAGCCCGACGATCTGCAACGCCTCAGGCACGTGACACCCTCCCTTCGCCCCTGGCCTTCCTCTGCTCCAGCTCCAGCTCCGACGCTTCCAGCGCGTAGTACGCCTGCCAGCCGAGGAATTCGAGGTTGCTCATCTCGCGCAGCTCGGCCACCGTGCGGCCGAGTTTCTCGGCCAGGTAGAACTCAAACTTGAGTGTCGGGTCGGTCGCTATCGCTTTTGGTGGCGACCTTCGCGGAGTCCTCGCCGACGCCGGACAGCTCGGCGATCCTGGCGGACACCAGCTCGACTTCGCCGAACGTCGTCGAGTCCATCCACTGGCCCACCTCTTTCTCGGTGAGCGGGGGATCGGCGACGATGCCGGCCGCCAGAAAGCGAACTTCGCGCTCGCGCCCTTCGCTGGCGAATATGTCAGTGACCTCGCTCCGGCTGAGACCGCGAACCGTGACGGTGCCGTAGCCGGCAATCTCCACAGTGCCGGTCGGCAACCGGCGCTTCAGAAACGCTGCTCTATCCACTGTGGACCCTCTACTGCGTCGTGGTGGTGACGTCGCCGGTGCACTGGCACTCGCACGACCAGGCGATCACGTCGGCCACCGGGTTGCTCTCCACGTACTGCTCGACGAGCACGGACACCGACTCGTTCGGCTTACCGGAGCCGGTGCCCTCGGGACGGCGCACGAGGGTCACCGCGGCCTTGGCGTCGCGGATCGGGACGATCACGCCGCGCGGACCGGCCGCCGCCGTGTCGTACACGCCGGACATCGTGAACGTGGCATCGCCCAGACCGAGGCTGTACGCCTTGTTCTCGGCGCCGTAGCCGGTCACGTCGTGCTTGTCGACGGTGGTGGTGAACTCGGACGCGTTGATGTACGTCGACAGGTCATCGCCGTCGAGGGTGATGACCGTGTCTTTACCGTGCGCCTTGGCCATGTCTGCCGCTCTCCTTACGCCGACGAGCCGACGATGACGATGTCGTAGGTGACGCTGGTACTGCCGGCCGAGTTGGTGATCCGGAGCAGGTCACCGGTCGTCGCGGTCACCGCGTAGCCGGTCGCGTCAGCCACGCCGGCGACCAGGGCCAGGCTGGCACCGGGGCGCAGGATCACCGCGTCGGGCTCGGCCACGACCCACGTCAGGAACGTCGAGGTGGCGTCGCCGCCGACGAGGACGTTGTTCGTGTTGCCGGCCGCCGCGGTCACGATCAGGGCCTTGACGCGGGCGAAGGTCAGCGTGTTGCCGTTGGCGTCGGTCAGCCCGCCGGCGAGGTCCAGGTCGTCGTCGCCCGACGCCGCGATCGTGCGGGTATCGGAGAACACCAGGTCGGCCTGCCCTGCTCCGGTACCGGAGGTGAGCGACACCCGGTTGCGGTAGTTCAGCGGGGACGTGGCGGTCACCAGGTCCCGCGCCGTGGTCAGGTCAGCCACGCACTGCGTGGTGAGGACGGTCGTCAGTGCCATCAGGTTCCACTCCCCGCTATGTCCAATGTGAACAGTGCCGCCATGTACTCGGTGCCGCCGATGGACACCACGTCGAAATCGATGCTCTCGACGCGCAGCACGTCGAACGCCGAGTAGGTGCCCGACTCCAGCACCGCCTTGACGCTGGCCGCTCCGGAGCCCTTGCAGTACGCGGCGAGCGCGTCACGGGTCGACCGGTCGACCGGCCTGCCGACCACGACGACGAGCGGCAGCGACAGCCGGTCCATGCCCCGCCCGTACGTCTCGTCGAACGTGTACGTCTCCGGGTACGACACGACAGCGGCCGGCGGCGTCACCTTGCCCGGAGGCGACGGGTGCACGCGCAGCCCCTCGATCGCGTCGAGGCGGTCGGCGACCTCCTGCATGACGTCGGCCAGGTCCACGGCTACACCACCGCCCAGCGCCGGATGTACGGGCCGAGGGACACCGCCACGTCCGGGTCTACGCGGGCGAGCAGCCGCAGCTCGTTGCCCTGCTCGGGCGAGCCGGCGACACCGTACGGGCTGTCGCGCCGGGCGTGGAACCTCGACGCCTGGAGATAGCACGCCTGCTTGACCGGCGTCGGTACCGCAGACCAGCCCCACAGCGCCGTGACGGCGATTTCGTCGCGGTCGCCGGTGGGCAGGGTGGTCGAGTCGGTGTCGAACACCAGCGACGTCCACGGCCGGCCCTTCGCCGCGGCGTTGCGCGGTTCCTTCGTGTACGTCGTCGTGGCCGTACCGTCGATCTCGACGACGAGCCCGCTCGTGGACATCAGGTCGTCGACGTCGACGAGCCAGCGGCACAGGTGTCGGTCCCACACAGCCGTGTAGAACCGCTCCTCAGCCGAGCCGACCACCCCGAACTGCCGTCCGGTGTGCTGGTCGATCGCCCGCGAGGCGGCAGCGATGGCAACGGCGAGCTGCGTGTCGTCGTCGGAGTCGTTGACGCGCAGGAACGCGCGCAGCTCCGCCGTCGTCACGTAGTCCGGTGCCCATGCCATCGCTGCCGCCCCGTCTCAGACGTTGCTCGGGACGGCCAGCACGATGCAGGAGACGTGGTAGTCGTCGGTGGTGCCCTGCATATCGGCCGAACACCGGATCCACGGGCGGCCCGGCTGGACCTTCACGGCGACCACCAGGGTGTCCTCGGTGACCGCACCCACCAAGGCACCGTCGATGACGTGGGTGGAGGCGGCGGCCGGGGTGCCGATGTTGCCCGCGTTGTCGGGAGCGTCATAGACGGCCCAGGTCACCGCGTCGGTTGTCTGCGCGGCGGCGGCCCGCCCGGCGAACACGACAAGGATGCGGTCGCCAGGCTTGTAGTCGGCCTCGGCCCGAAGGTCGATGTCGTTGGGCGTCCCGAAATCGAAGTTCGTCTCGGTGGCGTCGGTCAAGATCAGCGTGTCGACACCCAGCACCTTCGCGCCGGCCATGTCCCACCGAACAGTCGTGCTCATATCGCAGCCCCGATCACGTGTTGTTGCGGACGATGACGTAGGAAAGGCGGTTCTGGATGTTGCCGTCCGCCCGCTCCCACGCGTGGTACTCGACCTCGCCGTTGCTGGCCCTGCTGTACGGGTTCACGAACACGACCAGGTTCGACACGCGACGGATGATGTAGGACTCGCGGAAGTCGCCGAACGCGATCGGGAACGTGATCCCCGCGCTCGACAGCAGCGGCATCGCCTCGTCGATGACGACCTCGTGGCCGAGCAGTCGACGACGCGGCTTCTCCGCGATGCCCTCCGTCGAGTCCTGGATGAGCGGCCGGCCGGCGGTGTCCACGATGAGCCGAAGCTGCGACCAGGTGTTCTTGCGCATGAGCCACTTGGCGTTGCCCATGTACGTCTCGTCCAGCTCGTCCTGGGTCTCCACGAGGTCCTGGTAGTCGGGGGTGTCGGCGGTGTCCAGGTCGATGTCCTGGGTCAGGCTCGACGCGACGATGCCCTTGGGCTGGCCCACCCCGGTGCCGGTGATCCAGTGCGGGGCCTGCGCCCGGTCGATCCGCTCGCCGAGCTTGCGGGCCACCAGACCCGCGATGTCGAACGCGCTGTCCTGCAACAGTTCCACCGGCACCCGCAGCGGCAGGTTCGAACCGGCACCAGCGGCGGTGTACTTGTAGGCGCCGAGACTCACCGTGCCGAAGACCAGGTCGGCGCCCGACGCGACCGCCGCGCTCTCCGCGGTGATGTCGCCGGAGTTCGCGGTGTCGTTCACGCTCGGGTACTCGAATGCGTGCCCGGTCTCGGTGGTGATCGTCTCGACGTGCGAGGCGAACCCGCCGAACGCGGCGCGGACCTCCACGAGCTTCTTGCGGAACCCGGCCGGGACGGTGTACCCGCCGGCAGCCGAGGAACCTTCGCCCTGGGCGTTGGTGACCTGCAGGCCGGAGATGTCCGCGTTGGGCTGGCCGGTGCGCAGGTACGCCTCGAACGCGTTGTCCAGCGTGTCCACCCGCACCGGGCCGGGACGCGGTACACCCGCCGGGATCACGTTGTACGCCACATTGCGGGCACGCATCTCGGCCGAGCGACGCGCGGTCGCCAACCTGGCCTCAGCGCCTTCGTACGCGGTCACTTCGTCGTCTGTGAAGCTGCGCCCGTCCGCCCCGTCGATGATGCCCTGCATCTCGGCGACGATGTCTTCGATGGTCTCCACTTACACCCCTCCCAGGGCCACACGGGCGCGTGCCCGGATCATCTGGCTACGCCGGTCCTCCGGAGCCGCCTGGTGCTGCTTGTCGTTGGCCACCCGGTCCGCGAGGCCTGCCTCGACCGCCTGCGCCGCCGAGTACCACGTCTCTTTGCGCATCGCCGTGCGCCATCCGGCGACGGTGCCGCCGGCCCGGTCGGCGTAGATCTCGGCGATCGTGTCGGACAGCTCGTCGAGCAGGTCGGCCATCTCGCGGTGGTCGTCCGGGTCGCCGAGGGTCAGCCCGCGAGCGTTGTGGATCATCATTTTGGCGGGCTTCTCCATCACGATCTCGTCGCCCGCCATCGCTACGAAGCTCGCCGCGCTCGCCGCGATGCCGTCCACAAAGGACGTCACGGTCGCTGGGTGGTTCTTCAGCGCCGAGTAGATCGCGATGCCGTCGAACACGAGCCCGCCCGGCGAGTTGAGGTGCAGGTCGATGCGCGGCGCGTTGATCGCGCGCAGCTCGCGCACGAAGTCGCTGGCGCTGACACCCCACTCCGAGATCACGTCGTACAGGTAGACCTCGGCCCGGTCGTCGGCCGCCACGATGCGGTACCAGTCGCCCCGCGCGGTCGGCGCCTTCGTCAGGGCACGGCCACGCTCGGCGAGGGACTCAAGCCTGTGCAGGTTCACGCTCACCCGCCCGCCGTACCTCGTCGCCACCGTCGACCGGCGGCAGGTTGCGGATCGCGCGGGCCTCGTTGAGCGTCAGCAGCCCACCGGCGATCTGCTCCAGCAGCAGCCGGATCTCGTCGGCCGGTGCCGGCTTGAGGTAGCCGGCGTAGTCGAACTCGACGAATCGGGGGTTGGGCAGCAGCCGCGACAGCCGTTGCTCGATCCGGGTCGTCCACGGCATCAGCGTGTGCCGGGCAAGGCCGCGGTTCTGCTCCTCGACGCCGGTACCCCACGAGGTCTGCTTGCTGGTCTGCATCAGCAGGTGCGGGGGAACCCCGTACCAGCGGGCGATCTCTTCGACCTGGAACTGCCGCGACTCGAGGAACTGCGCGTCCTGCGCGCTCATCGTCCAGGGCGTGAACTTCAGCCGCCGGTTGACCACCGCGATGTCCCCGGCGTTCTCCCACCCGGCGACGTTGCGGTTCAGCCCTTCCTTGACGGCCTTCATCTCGTCCTCTTCGAGGTCGTCCTCCGGCGTAACCATGCCGGACATCAACGCGCCCTTCGAGAACAACTTCGCCGCCGCCCGGTCCCCGGCAATCGCCGTACCGAGGGAGTTACGGGCCACCGCGATCGGGGACAGGCCGAGGACACCATCGGTGGACAGCGCCGGGATGTGCGTCAGCGTCCGCGCGTCGAACGTGCGCTGGGTGTTGTCGTCGAGGTTCGCCCGGAACCATTTCCCGCCCACCGGCTGCACGTCGTCGTCGGGGCGAGGCAGCTCGACGGACACGCACAACGGGTGGATCGGCGCCAGCGCGGCCAGCGCCCCCGCCCCGCTGTACTGGTGCGCCAGGAACGCGTTGCCGTGCAGCAGCAGATGCAGCATGACCGTCTCGGTCCACTCGAACCGCGTCGGACCGTCCGGCCCGCCCGGGTTGTCGAGGAAACTGCCCATCCGCTGCCGCTGCCCGTCGCCGGTGTCGCGCAACGTCCGCATCGGCAGGGACGCGATCGTGCCGGCGATCAGGCTGCCGGCCCGGTACACGGCGGACAGGCCGAGCGCCGAACCTTCGCCGACCGTCACACCCGAGTAGTTCGGGTTCCCCACGTTGAAGTACTCCGCGAGGACCGGGTCGGCGATGGAGATCAGCGCCTCGGGCTGATCCCTACGTCGCCACGGCCACCTCACAGGCAGAGTGTATATGCTGACGTGCGCATATACGCATACCATCATGGGTGTGGCCACGCAAACCGAACCGCTGGAGACGTCGATTCGGCAGGCTCTTGCCGAACTCGATGCCCAACCGGTCGACGCTGGCGCCGTCGAGCTGGCCCTGACCTACGCGCGGGCAATCGACTCCGGCGACGAGCTGGCGAAGCTCGGCCCCGCACTGCTCGCCGTCCTCGACGCCCTCGGCATGACGCCGAAAGCACGCTCGGCCGTGGCGAAGGGAGGCGCCGGTGCCACCGAACACCGCTCCCCGCTCGACGAACTCCGCGCCCGCCGTGCTCGGCGCGACAGTGCCCCGCCTGTGGACACCACCGCTTAGGGAACTCACGCCTCAGACGTCGTACGGGTACGACGCGGTCGACTTCGTCACCACGGTGCTCGGCGAGCAACTCGACCCCTGGCAGGAATGGCTGCTGATCCACGCTGGGGAGCTGCTCCCGGACGGCCGGCCAAGGTTCCGGTACGTCCTGGCCATCATCGCCCGCCAGCAGGGCAAGACGTTCCTGTTGACGTGCCTCACGCTCTATTGGCTGTTCGTCGAACGGTGGCCGATGGTGCTGTCGACGTCGACGAACCGGGAGACCGCGAAAGAGTCGTGGCGCGCGGCCTGCCAGATCGCCCAGAGCAACGAGTACCTCTCACCCGAGGTGTCCGGGGTACGCCACGCCAACGGCGAGGAGTCCCTGTCCACGGTGGACGGATGCCGGTACAAGATCGCGGCGAGCAACCGGCGCGGCGGCCGGGGCCTGTCCGTCGACCGCCTCATCATCGACGAGCTACGCGAGCACCACAGCTTCGAGGCGTGGAGCGCGGCGACGCACGCCATGTCGGCCCGCCCGTACGGTCAGGCGTTCGCGATCAGCAACCAGGGCGACGAGGCGTCGATCGTCCTCGACTCGCTGCGTCAAGCCGCGCTGGCAGAGGTCGACCCGCGAGCCGGCCTGTTCGAATGGTCCGCGCCGCCCAACAGCGACCCGACAGACCTCGCCGTGCTCGCCCAGTCCAACCCGTCGCTCGGGTACGGCCGCGTCGACGCTGACGCCCTCGTCGGCGCCGCGATGCGGGCGAAAGCCGCCGGCGGTGCCGAGCTGGCCGCGTTCCGCACCGAAGTTCTCTGCGAGAAAGTAACGCTGCTCGATCCGGCCGTCGATCCGGACCGGTGGACCGCGTGCGGTACCGACAGCCCGGTCGACCTCGCCGGACATCGCAGGCAGGTCGCGCTGTGCGTCGACGTCGCCCTCGACGGCTCCCACGCCACGCTGGCCGCCGCCGCGCTCGTCGACGACCAGGTCCACGTCGAGATCGTCCGCGCGTGGGACGGGTACGGCTGCACCAAGCAGTTGCGCGAGGAGCTGCCCGCCGAGGTGGCCAGGATCAAGCCGCGTGCGCTCGGCTGGTTCCCGTCCGGCCCGGCCGCCGCCGTCGCCGCAGACCTCGCCGACCGGGGCCACCGCGGCTGGCCACCGCGGCGCGTCGACGTCGCCGAGATCCGGGGGGACGCGACCGCCGTGTGCATGGGCCTGGTCGAGCTCGTCGTCGCCGAGCAGCTCCGGCACCCGCGCGACGAGATGCTCGATCAACACGTCGGTGCCGCGTCGAAGCTGTGGCGCGGCGACGCCTGGACGTTCCAGCGCCGAGGAGTAAGCGCGATCGACGGCCTGTACGCGATCGCAGGAGCCGTACACCTCGCGCGTACGTTGCCGCCCGCACCGCCACCGCCCTCTGTGGCCTGGTCTGCCACGTAAGGGCCACCCCACCACACCAACCACGCCGTTCTGGCCGCTCTACGTGGCTCTCAGGGCGTTGCCGCAGGTCAGGGGCACTGGGGAGGGAGAGAACACGGCAGCGGGTGTCCTCGGTACCCCACCTTTTTCAACAATTCGGACATCTCTACCATCGGCTGACGCGCTTGGGTTGTGGGCTGTGCCTGCCTGGTTCGCCTACGTGTCCGTTGCACTCGGCACACGCACCGACGATGAACTTCGGGTCATCACCGGTGACAGCCCTGCCCTTGGTGTGGTGCGCGACGGTGGCCTGCCCTGTGCACACGCCTGGTACGGCCAGGGTGCAGCGTCCCTGGTTGGTGCGCTGGTTCTCGGCGAGGACAGCGGCCCGTACCTTGCGCCACCGCCGGGTGCTGCCCCCGCTCCACGACTTGCTCACCGGTGGTGTGTGCAGGTGCCGTAGGTGCTGCCGTGTCCGCATCGGAGGCGTCCGCTGGCGAGTGCCTTGATGATGCCGACGATGGCGAGGATCTTCTCGAACCTGCTCATGCGTTCACCTTCAGTACGGGGCACCAGTCGTCGTGGTAGACCACGACGCGGTGCACGTCGGGCGCGTAGTGGTCTGCCTGGACCTCTTGATAGGCGTCGCAGTTGTCGCATCCGCCCCTGATGCGCGCTCCGTCCAGGCTTCGTATCTCTTGTGATATCGGGTTGGTTCTCTTGAGCTTGCGTCTGTTGCTCACCGTTTCCCCTGTTCAAGACCACATATCGATCGACAGACATTGTGGCTCTCACACTCTCGTGAGAGTCTCATGAGAGCGTTCGCTATGGCTCTCTATCACTCTCACAGCCTTTAGGCTGAGAGTGAGAGCGATAGCGATAGCCAACGAGACTCTCAGGCCGCATCTGGGTCCGCCTGGAGCACGTAGCGGGTACTGCGGCCGGTACCGACGCGGGTGATCGCGCCCTGGTCCATGAGGGTGTGCTTCCACCGGTGGAACGTGGGCTCGGTGACCACGCCGGACTTGATGAGCACGCTGATGCTCACCGGGTCGTCCTTGTGGGTTGCCCACCACGCCCGTAGCCACTTGCTCGCCGACGCCGCGGCGCCGCCCTGTCCGTCGGTCATCGCCAGCACCACCGAGTCGAGTGTCGGGACCATGCGCAGCATGAACTCGTCGAACTCGGCCGCGTCCTTCTGCTTGGCGTTCTTCACGGTGATGATGTCCTCGGCCTTGCTGACCTGGATCACCGTCTCCGCGCCGCCTTCCATCGCGATCGAGCCGCGCATGTGCTCACCTTGCCTGCCGGAGTGGTGCACGATCAGGACGCACGCGCCGGTGGCCTTGCGTAGCCGGTCGCACTGGTCGACGAAGGTGCCCATCTCCTTCGCGCTGTTCTCCTCCAGCCCGACCGTGACGCGGGCCTGGGTGTCGAGCACGATCAGCACCGGGCGCATCTCGGTGGCCAGCGCGACGAGTGCCCGCCAGTCGCCCGGTACGCCGGACTGGACAGCGACCGGGAGGAAGTGCACGCCGTGCATCGGTGTGCCGGTGGACTTCTCCCACGCGCGTACCCGCCGTTTGATGCCGGCGACACCTTCGGCGACGACGTAGAGCACGGTGCCCGCCTCGATCGGTCCGTACCCCTGCCAGTGCTCGCCGGTGCCGACGCAGCCGGCGACGTCGATGGCAATGAAGCTCTTCCCGCTGGCGGGTGAGCCGTACAGCCATGCGAGGGTGCCGCGGAACAGGATGCCGGGCACCAGCGGTTCAGGGTCGCCGATCTCGTCGAGGCCGGCCGAGGTGACCAGCGCGGCGCGCAGCTCGTCGAGGCGACTCGGCCCCGACTCGTCGTCGTTGGGCTCCTGCACGATGGCCGGTTCGTCGGATCGGTTCCGGCAACTGCCGTCGCACATGACCGGGCACCGGTCGTCGCAGGTCGGCCACACGCCTAGTCGGGCCATACGACACCGCCCGCCCGCTCGCGCTCGACGACGCCGAGCAGCATCCCGTTGTCCTCGGAGGTGTACGGCTCGGGCTCGCGCTCGACGACGCCGCACAGCCGGTCCAGCTCGCGGCTGATCCGCCGCTTGTGTCGCTGCGTGAGCCCGTACGCCCTGCGCCGTGCCTTGGTGTCGGCCTCGGCCTTCTTCGCGGCCTGCCGTGCGAGGTACGCCGCGTGGTTCTCCTCGGCCCGCTCGTCGAGCCGGTCGGCAAGCCAGTTCTCGTCAGCCACGGCGCACCGCCCGGTCGTGGCGCTCGGCGAGGCGGTCGTGCCGGTCGGCGAGGGCATCGCATCGGTGGTTGCTCTGGGCGAGCCACGCCTCGACGCGGTCGATGGCGCGCCGCAGCTCGTCCATCACGCGCCGGAAGGTCTCGTCGTACGTCTCCGGTACGGTGTTCGGCTCGCTCATGCTGCCGCCGCCTTCGGCTCGACGGGGGGCAGCAGCTCACGCAACCGGGCGAGCTGCTCGGGCGTGAGCTTCGGTGCGGCGGCCACAGCCCGCCGGATCCGTTCGCGGTCGCGGTCGGTCATGCCGCACCGCCGATCTCGCGGGCGGCCCGGCGTGCCTTGACGGCCAGCAGCGAGAGCCGGTGGAAGTGCAGCTTGCGCTTGATCTCGACCTGGCGCTGTAGCTCGTCCTCGGGCAGCTCGCCCAGCTCGGCGAGCACTTCACGCCGGAGGTGGTCGAGGAGCTGCTCGTGCGACAGCTTGCGCGCGGTCGCATTCATGCTTCGACGCCCATCGGCGTCGAGTCCTGCGACTCGGGTAAGGCCGCCTATCTTGGCGGCGTGATGGCGCTGCTCAGGGTCCATGTCGGCCCTTCCGGAGGGCCGGTCCCGGCGAGCGCCCGAGCGTGAACGGGTAACGGATTCCGTTGCGTGGACGCAACTATGCCGCTACCGTTCGGGCTGTCGCTCTGCGGTTGGCGCCGCTGAGTGACCGGGCGTCCGGCCGAGGCCGGGTGTTCGACTAGGAGTCCGAAGGGGTGCCGGCTCGCGCTGGTGCCCCTTCGGCGTTCTACCGACCGGCCGACTTACACCGATGCGATGATCATGCGGTGAACGGTCGGTCTGCGGTGCAGCCTACCCCCGGACGATCACTCCGTACAGCCGATCTCGGCGACGCGCCGAAAGAGTCTACGCACCCATGTTGCGCGCTCGGCCGGCTGGTCTGTCAACGACCGGAGGAATTGCCAATGACAGATCGACGTGTCGCATTGCGTGGACGCAATCCCTTGTGGCAACGCCATAGCCAACGGCTACGTCGGGTAACGCCGAGGGTTGCCAAATATTATTGCGAGCGGCAATCGTCGTTGCCAAGACGTTGACAAGCGTCAATTCAGCTAGGTTCCGTGCGCGCAATAAAGCGCATTGCGGTAATCAATTAGTTATGACTGGGCAGGACTGCACGGGACTGGTCTACCACTGCTCGGCCCACGTGCGCCGGTCGCCGATCCAGCGGGAACGGCCGAGCCGGTCGGATTCGAAGCTGCGGCTGCCGGGCGTGGTCGCCTTGTCGACGATGACGGTTGCCACGGTGCGTATCGCGTCGCGACGGGCGGGTGTCGGCGCGTCGGCCCAGCGTGCGCGCACGTCGGCGCCGGGTTCGAGGAACGGCCGCAGCGTCGCCGGTACGGTCAGCCGCTGCTCGGCGCGCTCGGCCTCGCGCAGCTTCACGGTCAACGCGGCCTCGATGACGGCGAGGCTCTCCGGGGTGGTCCTGCCCTCGATCGCCGACTGCCGCCAGCCGTCGAGCTGGCCGCGCAGCTCGAGGACTTCGGTCGCCGCCTCGGTGACCCGCTGGTCCGCGTCGTCGCCGAGCTGGCGCAGCGCCGCGCGTACGTCCGGGTCGGCGAGGCGCGTGAGCACCATCTCGGTCACGAACTCGTCGGTGTCCGCCTGGAGGATGGTGACGCACCCGCGCTCGGAGCACCGGTACCGGCCGCGTACGGCCTCCAGCCCGGCATCGCACACGCCGCAGGTCGCCAGCCGCGACAGCAGGTGCTTCTGTCGTCCGGGCTGCGTGGTGACCCGCTTGGGGTCGGCGAGGATGGCCCGCACGCGGCGGTAGGTCAGCTCGTCGACGAGCGGTGTCCACTGGCCGGGGTGCTCGGCGCCGTTGTGCACGCGCCGGCCGATGTACGCGGGGTTGCGGGCGATGTCGATGATGCGCTGCCGGTACCAGCCCTTGGCGCCGGCGATCGGCGGTACGCCTTCGGCGGTGAGCGCGTCGGTGACCCGCGAGACGGCGACGCCCCGCGCGAGGTCGGCGAAGACGCGCCGCACGACGGGTGCGGTGTCCGGGTGCGGTTCCTGGCCGGCGAGCGCGCCGGTGGTCGGGTCGAAGGTGCGGCGGTACCCGTACGGCACGCGGCCGTGTGCGGGGCGGCCGTCCGCCGCGGCGCCGGCCTGGCCGCGCCGGACCCGTACGGACAGCAGGTCGCTTTCGCCGGCCGAGTCGACGCCGGCACGGGCGAGGTTCTTCCAGTCGCTGGCCTTGCGCGGGTCGTAGATCCGCTCGTCGGCGATGAC